TTAATACTTATATACAAATTTTGTAACTAAGCCATTCTTAAATTTTATATTTAAAATTTTTTTATCTTTTATTATTATTTTATCAATTATTGTTTTTACAAAATCTTTTAATCGTTCTCTTCCAACTTTTAATACTAACTTCTTATAATTTATATCATGAATATTTAACAATTCTTTTGAAAGCATAAAATTAGATGCTTCTTTCATTAAATTTAACTCTGATACATCAACACAAGTATCAAAACCTTTAAGCTTATTATTTAATTCTTGCAGCTTTTCATTTATTTTTTTCTTTTTAATTATATAATCTTTTTCACTCATAGCTTCATCATCAAAAAGATACAAATCTTCTAATCTTTGCATGGCTCTTTCAAATTTAACCTTTTCTTTTTTTGTAATTTCTAATTCAATTGAATTGCTTTTAACATTTATATTTTTAGTTTTTAATATATTCTTAGGATAAGACATTCCTTGTATAGTTTCTATGTTATCAATTCCAATAATATCTTTGAAAAATTCACCTTTAAGCAAGTTCTTTTCAAAAGATTGAGTATCTAATTTGTTTACTTTATTTTGTGTCGTTAAAATATTAGATATAAAATTAAATACAAACGTACCTATATAGTTATCACTAATAGTTTTTTGTGAACATCCTAAGTGATTATATCTACCACTACAAACGTATATGGAAGGTATGAATCCATCTATGTTTGGTTTATCTTGCTTGGAATATAAATTATTATGGCATTCATCACATTCCAACAATCCCGCAAATACATGAACTTTTCCATTGGCTCTAAATCCTGCTGCATTATTTCTTTGAGCGTTTGTGTCCATAATTTCATTACAGTGATTCCATAGTTCTTTAGTTATGATCCCTGGATGATTATCTTCTATTAAAACCCATTCATTTTCATTTTTCACTTGGCCACGTCCAGGTTCTCTATAATTATACCTATATGTACCTTTGTAAAAAGGGTTTCTAATTATGTCACTTATTGTTTTAGTTGTCCACGTACCTCCTCGTTTTGTTTTTATGTTATTTGAATTTAACAACCCCCTTACTGATGTAGTAGATTTAGTTTTTAAATATGTATTATAAATTAATTCTATGGCGCTTTTTTCCTTTTCATCTATTTTAGGAAATTTTTTAATTTTATCCCATACATACCCCAATGGTATCGGTGCTCCATTCCAAAGACCTCTTGTTGCCCTATCTAACATTACTGCGGTAACACGTTCCCCAGTTAATTTACGTTCAAGTTCAGCAAATACCAATATTATTTTTAGCATAGCTTCACCCATAGCTGAAGATGTATCGAATTGCTCATTTTTAGATACAAATGTGCAATTATATTTTTTTAGTTCTTCATACATATCGCAAAAATCTAATAGGTTTCTACTAATTCTGTCTATTTTCCAAACTAATAAATGAGAAAATTCATTTCCCCTGATTCTAGACATCATATTTTGAAAATTAGGCCTATCTGTATTTTTGGCAGAATATCCAGCATCTTCAAATATCTCATATTCATCTATATTTAACATATATTTAGTATAGTTAAGAAGATCTTGTCTTTGGAGTGGCAATGAATCTTTATCTATCTGATGATGAGTAGAAACACGTACATAAATAGCAACTTTATTTGACATCATTTTTACCTCCTTAGTATTTCATTAATTATCGTTAGTTACTAATTTTTTATTATATGATTACTTTGTATTTCTTTTCTTTAATAAATATTCAATATCGGCTTTTAAAGCAACCATTAAGAGTTCTTCAAGAGTTCCTTCTGGATAATTTCCATTAAATAGTTTATCAACATCTTTTATTAATCCTAAATCTAATATTTGTTCAACTGCTTTTCTAACACATTTTAAATCTTCTCTAACATTTATATATTCACTGTTATCAATTCCATATATCCAATATTCTTCCGGCATGGAACTTTCACAAACTAATTTTTCAATAAAATTTTTACTTGGAGTTCTTTTGCCATTTTCAATCATATTATAATAACTTTCACTAACCTCTAATTTTTCAGCAAGCTCTTTCTTTAATAATCCCTTACTTTCTCTGTATTTTTTTAATCTTTCATTAAACATGTCTTATCCACCTTTCTTTTTATATGTTTATTATATCAAACTTTACATATTTGTAAAGCTATAAAAGATATGCATAATATAATGCAATTCGTTGGTAACTAGAGATAATTACAATAAATAGAAGAATATGAGAGATAAACTTTTTTAACAGCAGAATAGTTTCAAATTTACAACTTCACATTTTAGAAAAGTTATATTACTATATTGTCAAGGGGGGAACATAAAATGACACTTAAAGATTTACGAATTGAAAGCGGTCTTAAAGCACGAAAAGTTGCTGAATACCTTGGTATAAGCAGAGAGCATTTATATAACTTAGAGAAAGGCAAATACAAACTAGACAAGCTTAAACTTGAAAAGTTATGTGAAGTATATTGTAAAGGCGCGGATGAAATTCTCTCAATATCAAGTGTAAAAGAAAAGGAGGGTGTAAACTATGACAGAAAATGAGAAAAAATTTAACGAACTTTTAGAAAAATTAAAGAATAAAGGAACTACAAAAAATGAGTGAAGATATGAAAAGAATTTGGAAAATACTTAATGAGAGTTATGGAATTTATACAATAGAAGAATTAAGGAGAGAAATAGCAAAAACAGAATTAGATATAGGGATATTTACTATGCCATTTACAATAAAAAACAATGATGTAAAAAATCAAGTGTAAAAGAAAAGGAGAGTGTAAAGTATGGGAAAAGTAAGTTTGAGCATACAAAATGGGTAACCTGTAATAACAGAAATAAAGCCAGTAGAAGTTAAAGGTCAAAGAGTTTTAACAACAGAGCAACTTGGAGAAATTTATGAAGTTGATCCTATAAGAATTCAGCAAGGGTTTAATAGAAATCAAGATAAATTCACAGAGGGAAAACATTATTTTAAATTAGAAGGAGCGAATTTAAAAGAATTCAAGACAAATTATCTTAAAGATAATCCGTCAATGTTAAGAATTAATTGTCTATACCTTTGGACAGAAAGAGGAGCCAATAGGCATTGCAAAATCCTTGATACGGACAAAGCATGGAAGCAATTCGACAATTTAGAGGAAACTTACTTTAGGGTTAAAGAAATAGACCCATATAAAGGATTATCTAAAGAAGTACAAGCTATATTTGCAATAGATAAGAAAACACAGGAAATAGAGAATAGAGTTGATAGCTTAGAATCAAATATGCCTTTATTTAATGTAGAGTGTAAAGAACTCCAAGCACTCGTAAGAAAAGTAGGTACAAAAGTTTTAGGTGGATACAGAACACCTGCATATAAAGATAATTCTATAAGAGGTAAAGTGTATGCAGACATACAAGGACAGTTAAAAAGGCAGTTCGGAGTAAACCGTTATGAAGCAATAAAAAGGATGCAATTAGATACAGCAAAAGAGATATTAGGAAATTATGCAGTTCCTATATATCTTGAGGACCAGATAATAAATGCTAATAATCAAATAAGTTTTTAGGAGGGTGGTAACAGTGAAATGCCCAAAGTGTAAGAAGGAAACCAATGGTATTAATTTTTGTATGCAATGTGGAGCTAAATTAAATAAAACATGTAAAGAGTGCTGGATGAAGAATAGGCAGCCATATAACTGTGGTTTTGAAAAATGTCCAGGCTATAAGCTACCCATTATTGAAAAATTAAAGTCCTAAAGATTTTTTTATAGTTTCAGAAGCTACATCTACAAATATATCTTTTATGCCTTCAGCAGTATATGTAGCAGCTTTACCTAAGAATTTCTTAAACCTAACTGCAGCAACTTTAGTTTTAGGTGTAGGAGATTCAACTAGTAAATCTGGAAGAGATTCAGAAAATTGTTGTTTTTCAATTTGGCTTAAATTTTCATCCTCATTTATTAATAATCTTGCTGATTCTAGTGCAGATTTAGTCCACGGATATGGTTGACCGCAATTATGACAATAAGCTGGTGCAGTATGCATTGTTGAGCCAAGGTAACACATACTATCAACTTCATAATCGCCACGTATATTAGTATTACAATTTGGACAAGTGATTATAGTTTCAGCACCACATTTAGTACAAAATTTTTCACGAAATTCAGGACTTGTATCATAGCTATCAGTTGCAATATGACCATTCAAGCAAATTTGAGCAATATGATGGTATCCCATAAAAGCACCCCCTTTCAAGAATATTTTACCACAAGGGGGACAAGCGGTAAAAGGAGGTAATTCAAATGAATAAAGAGCAAATTATAAAAGAGAAAATAGTATCTCTTTTCAGAAAGCATAATATTGAAGGCTCAATCACTCAACTATTTGTGTGTAGATATTTTGATACTAAGGATATTGAAGATTTAAGAGTATTAGAACGAGCAAAATTAAACCCACAATTAAAAATTGAATTAACTAATTTACTAAGAAGTTATTTTAATTTAACTAATAAAATGACAGCATATGAACAATTAGTTAAACAGATAGAAGAATCTTTTAAATACAGTAATGCAGATGCGGATGAGTACGCTAAGAAACTTAAAGATATGGCATTAGAAGAATACAGAAGGGATTTTGAAAAATGCTTAGGGTAGGCGAAATAATATTAGCCATATACAGCTTAATAATACTTTTAGCTTTTATAAGTGTAGATATTAAGTATCTAAAAAAGATTAAGGATAATGACTGGCTTACAGTAATATCTGTGCCTATAGTAATATTTTTAATAAATATTATTTGGAGGATATAAAAATGAATGAAAATTGGTGCACATTAGCAATAGCAGTTCTTTATGAAAAACCTTGTACAATAGAGCAGGCTTTTGAATTATATGACAAAGGTAAGTTTGCTAAGAATAGAAAAAAGTCTAGAGCAGATTTGGAAGATATGATTAAATTGAGAAATTTTTTATCAATTCAAGAAATAGCAGAAATATATGGTAGTAGTGAAAGCTCTATATGTCAAATAATAAATAAATTTAAAAAGAAAAAAATGGCTCCCTGCCAGGAGCACAATAATTAAATAAAAAATCATTAGATATAGTTTATAAGAAAATTTTATATTTGTAAAGATAGGTGTGATTATTATAGCTAAGAAGTATTATTGGTTAAAGCTTAAAGAAGATTTCTTTAGGCAAAAAGAAATTAAGAAATTAAGAAAAATAGCAGGTGGTGATACCTATACAATAATTTATTTAAAAATGATGCTTTTAAGTTTAAAAGATGAAGGGAAGTTATTCTTTGAAGGATTGGAAGATTCTTTTATAGATGAAATAGCTTTAGAAATAGATGAGGATTTAGAAAATGTAAAAGTTACAATAATGTTTTTAATTAAATGCAGATTAATAGAAGAACTTACAGAGAATGAGTTTTTAATGACAAAAGCATATGAAAGTATAGGTAGTGAAACACAGTCGGCTGAAAGGGTTAGAAGGTTTAGACAAAGAAAAAAAGCGTTACTTGGTAACAGCGAGGTAACAAAGAGTAACACAGAGATAGATATAGAGAAAGAAAGAGAGATAGATATAGAGAAAGATAAGATAAAGATAAACTGGAATAAAATATTAGAAGCATGGAATGCATTACCAGAACCAATAAAATCAGTACGTTCTATTACGGATAAAAGAAAAAAGAAAATAAAAATTAGAATGAAAAATTTAAAGTTGACAGAAGAAGATATATTAAAAGCAATAGATAAAATAAGTAAAAGCAACTTTTGTAATGGAGTTAATAAAAAAGGCTGGACGATAGAATTTGATTGGTTATTCAAAGATGATAATAATATTACCAAGGTTTTAGAAGATAAATATATAAACAAGGATGGTAAATATGGAGATAGAGAAAATAATCCAAAGGATAAAAGCCAATATGACTTCAATAGACCATACACAGGACCAAGTTACAGTGACCAAGAAATCGACTTCTAATGTATGCCCTATATGCAATGGTACAGGATGGAAATTTAATAGTGGAACAGAAACATATATAAGGTGCGAATGTTATGAAAAAGAGAAACTACAAAGACTTTGGAAGAAGTATGGAATAGACCCAAAGGATATAAAAAAATTAAATGAGTACAAGCCTATTGATGATATACAAATATCTGCAAGAGATAAGGCGGTAAAATATATAAAAAACTTTGAAAAAATAAAAAATACTAAAGAAAATGGATTCGGATTATTTGGACAACCAGGGGCAGGCAAAACACATATCTTATTATCCATAGGTGCTGCACTAATAACAAAAGGTATAGAAGTTATATATATGCCTTACGTTGAAGTAATGAGGGAGTTAAAAGCTACAGCAATGGATAATGAATATTATATGAAGTTATCATCTAGCTATATGAAAGCAAAAGTTTTAATAATTGACGACTTGTTTAAAGATAAATTAAAAAATGGTGAGTTAGTTGGAGAGCTAAGGGAAACTGATATTAAACATCTTTACCCTATATTAAATTACAGGTATTTAAATAACTTACCAACTTTAGTGAGTACAGAATGTATTCCTGATATTTTGCAAAAATTAGATGATGCTCAGTGTGGAAGAATGGTAGAAAGATGCGGAGACAATATAACAGTATTTCAAGGCCCTAAGTATAATTACAGAATGAGAAAATTCACTAAATAGGAGGAGAAAATGGAAGGATATTTTTATAGTATAAATAAGAATCTATTTAGCTTTAGTTTTGTAAATGAGACTAATGAAAGGCATGATAGATGGGAGGATAGACATAATTGGTCTCACTATCCAATACTTCATAGAGTTTTAAATTTTATGGAAGATAGAGGATTTGAAGTTGGTAGAGATCCAAGAATTGAAAAGCATTATAAATGCCTTAATAAAGATCATTGGTATGGTAAAAAAGATAATTTAGAATTTAAGGCTGAAAGGTATCCAAGAGGGTTCTCAATAAAATTCTTTCAGAATATAAATTTTGAAAATAAAAGTGGTGGAGAATATGATTTTTATAAATTTGATAAGGCTCCTTATTTAATAAAATTGATGTGGATAAATGAGACGTATAAAATAGGCAAGTTTATTAAAAAAATAGTTCCAGATGTAGTGGAAAATTCAAAAAAAATATATAAACTTTCAGAGGATAAAATAAAAAATCATTTCGTGGAGTCATGGCATCATACACAAAATGATATGAATTTTAACTTATCAGATTTAGATGGGATTACTTGTGAAGAGACTTATAATAACAAAGATAGAGATGGAAAAACAATTTATAATGGTGAGATTAAATACTTTAGGGATTATAAAGGTAGATTAAATAGGGGAAAAGTATATCACAACATAAATAATATGTGGTGGATAATTCTTAATGATACTGATTATACAAATGAAGCTTGTTTTAGTCTATTTGATGCAACAGAAGAAGATTTTAAACATAGGAGAATACAAAAAAGTAGAAAAAAATCATATGAAACTAGCAGGGTTGTAGCAAGAAAGAATTTTACTAATAAGTTTACTTATAAAGATATAACTAGGAAAGACATTGAACAGCTTCATGAATTAGTTGGAATAGAAATAGAAAAGGCCACCAACAAAGGCGAAGCGATTGAAACAATGAAAATTAATCCAAAGATTAGAACTAGATGTACAAGCAATAAGAAGATAAAACATGCATTTTTATATGTTGATGCACATTATTTTGAAAAAAGAGAGTGTATTAGTTTTAATGCAGATGGATTTATTGGTTTTGCTGGATGGGCATCAGATGCTAATGTAAGACCAATATTGAAAGGGTTTAATAGATGGTGTTCCTACTTATCAGAAAATAAGTAGGTCAGAATATGAAATTATTACGTATTTAGAAAGGAGTAATTATTAATGGAAGATAGAAAAATTATATTATTGAAAGCTTGTAGAGATTTATTAAAAAAACAAGAAAATTCAAGTTATGTGCTTGATTTGTTAGAAGAAACAGTATTTTATGATGATGCTGATTGTGATGGTTATTGCTTAATTGAAGATATTGAAATGGAATTATCTGATATTGAATAATTATCGTAATTCAAAAATATTGTGAAATATGCTGATGATTTTGTTATTCTATGTAAGACAAAAGAAGAAGCAGAAACAATGTACGAGAAACTT